AAATGGCAAATTCATTTGCTGCGCTTAAGCGTGACCGACAAGAAACTTTAACCAACCTAACTTCCGAATTAGAAAAGACCCAAACCGTACAGACTAGCTTTGAAGATGAACGTTTATGGAAATGTGAGCGAGATAAATCTGGTAACGGCTATGCGGTTATTCGCTTCCTACCAACAGCTGAAGGCGAAGACGTGCCTTGGGTGCGAGTATGGAATCATGGTTTTCAAGGGCCAGGTGGTTGGTACATTGAGAACTCACTTACCACGTTGACTCAAAAAGATCCAGTTTCCGAATACAATACTGCACTTTGGAATAATGGAACTGAAGCAGGTAAGGAACAGGCTCGTAAGCAAAAGCGTCGCCTTAATTATTATTCCAACATATATGTTATTAAAGATCCAGCTAATCCAGAGAATGAAGGTCAGATTAGAATTCTTCGCTATGGTAAGAAAATCTTTGATAAGATTAATGATCTTATGACTCCAGATTTTCAAGATGAAGAGCCAGTCAATCCATTTGACTTTTGGCTTGGTGCAGATTTTAAAATGAAAATTCGTATGGTGGAAGGGTTTGTTAATTATGACAAGTCTGAATTTGATACGCCATCAGAATTTCTTGGTGGGAATGATAAAGAGTTGGAAACGATTTGGAATGCCCAATATCAATTGAGTGAATTTACTTCAGCTGATAATTTTAAAACTTATGATGAGCTTAAAACTAAGTTCAATCGTGTTCTTGGTTTGACTGATGATCCAAATTTAGAACTTCAAGTTAGTAAGTTTGAAACAACTGCTAAAGTTACAGAGCCGGATTCAATTTCTGGTGATGAAGTCAGTACTACTGAAGAAGGAGATACTTTATCCTATTTTCAGAAGTTAGCTGAAGAGCAGTAAATTATTTGGGGGAGAAATCCCCCATTTTTAAAAAAATAAAACGAACAAAATTGAGTTTCACTTGTCTAATATAGTAGAGGTAAATTTTGTTTAAGGAGAAATGAATGAAAACGCGAAGTATAACAGTTGGAGTTGGAATTGCATTAATGATTGGTATGTTGACTGCTGGTACTGTGAACATAGTAGAAGCGGAACGTCAAGATCGTAGACGATCACATGATCGTAAAGAACGGTTTGATAGGGGTCGTGATATGTTACGACAATGGAGTGCATTGGAACGGTATCGACAGTTCTGGTTCAATACAACTTTTATGTTGGAATTGGATAATGAGACTTTAATTCGTGCAAAGGATGTTTATAGTAGGGCATTGCATGATATTAATCAGGAACACCAGACTAAAGACCGTAAGGAAATTGCAGAAGAATTTGCAACTAATTTAAGAAAGACCATAGGTGATGAGAATTTTGATAAGTTGTCTAAATCAGTTCGTAGTCGTAGAGGTCGCCGTGATATTAAGATAGGTGAGCAAGGTCGCAGTCGTAGAAAGAGAGGTGGTAAAACTGGTACGCATAAAACGAAAAGTGAAAAGAACGGTTAGAATTTTAAGTCAACCGCTATAAAAGAACTAGGGCCCCGAAAGGGGTCTTTTTTTATGCCATGGAATGGACGGTTGTTTGTCCTCTGGATGCCATCAATCCTGTATCGCGAACCTGTGGTTTGATAAACATATTTTGACTAGTGTTATTTACATTTGTAGAAGTTATAGCATTCACTGCAGTGATAGAACCAGCTGTAGCTATTTCATCCCTTAATTCAGTATTGGCATTAGATGCTGATATAATATTCTCACGTGCCCCGCCTGTTACATTCAAGGATTCAGTTTTAGCGATCGCAAGATCAATTAATTTACCCGCGAATGGTATAGCACTGAGGGCGGTGAGTATACCAACAGCTGGTAATAGACCATATGCAGACTTTGCAAAACCTTTTATTGCCCCACCTAATATTTTAAAACCTTCCGCCATCTGTGATAATCTTTCTGGATCTTGTGCCATTAAATTAGCTAGTCCACTAGCTGCAAGACCGAGTGCAAGGAGTGCTGGAATCGCAAGGGTTGTCATTAATCCAAAGAATCCTAATGCTGGTGCAAGGGCCATGAAACCAAGGGCGATTTTAAACAGATTTGCTTCACCAAGTCTAATCATCGCTTCTGCGAATGTTGTTATAAAACTTCCGAATGTTGTAATCAATCCACCTACAACTTGCCCTATTCCTTCAATTGCTGTTACGATTGTTGTTAGGAAATTCCCCATGACGCGTCCTAATCCTTCAAAGAGGGCTAGAAGTGGCGGTGCAATTTTCTGTATTGCAGGAGTAACTATATTGAGAGCTGTACCCAAAAGTAAAAGTCCACCAGCTACCATTGCAATTCCTGGCCCAGCAATAAATCCTGTTATTCCTAATGCAAGTAATGCAGGAGCTAGGGTTAATAAACCCCCAGCTAATTTCGCGAAATGAGTGAATGGTATTTTGGATAATTCTATAATACCACCAACTACTGTTTTTATTCCGTCTATTATAAAGTCAGTTAATATTTTGACTACTTTAACAATACCATTTATAAGTCCTAATAATACAGGAGCCAGTGTTTGCATTAGTGGAGTTAATAATCTTGCTGCAAATGCCATGCCAATCATAGATACTGTTAGGATTCCGAGTGCTGCAGCTGCAATAGCTATTGCTTGTGGTGGAATAGAACCTAAAGCTTTAAATAGTGCTGATATACCTTTACCCAATCCCTTCATTAATGTTATAAATGTTCTGGTTATAATTTTGGCAAGCTTCTGAATTATTTGTCCAACCTTATTAACAAAGTTTTTGATGATATTCAATACTGCATTGATGATTGAACCAATTCCATCGATGAATGCTTTAATGGCACTGAAGATTCCATCTACTATGCCTTTTAATCCTTTACCAGCATTACTTCCTAATTTTTCTAAGAAGCCTCCGCCTTTTATTTCTACTTCTGGAGAAGCAGTACCGAGTGCACCACCTTCACTTTGTGATTCTACGAGCTCATCGTGTCTTTTTTGTGCTTCGAATTCTCTTTCTTTACGTCCTGCATCACTATCATCAAGCTGTCCTGTGATGGATTCTGTAACAGTTCTTAAATCTTTTGCCATATCGATTAATGTATCTGATATGGTCAGGAGATATGGTGGACTTCCTTTTAGGGAGGAATCTATGCTATTTAATAAATCATTACTTTCGCCTACTTCTTGTATGTATTCTTCACGGCCTTCTTCTTCAATGTCACTTGTACGTGCCCCTTGAACGTCTAATCCAAATACTTTACCAACTCCACCTAACAATCCTTCAGTTAATCTTCCAGCAGTACCAAGTTCTTCTCTACGTTCCAATTCTTCTTTTTGTGCAGTTGTGAGTCCTTCTAGTCTTTGTGCACTTTCTTCTTCTTCTGTTTTTTTCCTTAGTGCACGAACCTCTGGATCTTCAAACATCGAAACAATTCCATCTTTCCCTAGTAACTGTGCACCTATATTTAATGCCTTACCAGCTGCACTTTGGCCAAATATTCCACTCATAGTAGTTGAGAGGTTTTTTAGACCACCTGTTAGTCCTTTGTTCATATTGGTGAATAATGAACGCATGGGCCCTTTGGGATCTGAAATTAGAGTATCGATTTCATCTTGTCTATCTTTGAATGCTTTACTTTGTTTTTGTGAATCAGATATTTGTTTTTCTAGGTCATCTTTTTCTTTTTGAGTAGCTGTTTCTCTGGTTTCATTTAGTTCTTTTTGCAAACCGTTTAATTTTTGTTCGGCTATTATTCGAGATCGAACCATTTGTGTTCTTTCATCTGCATGGAGTCTATTAGCATTCTCTACAGCAACAGCATTTCTATGGAGTTCACTAGCTGCAGCTGCACGTTTTTTGAGCTCAGAAGCTTCTGTTAATATTTCTTTTCTTTTTTCCTCGTCATTGGCTAAACCCAATTCTACTAATTTTTTACGAGAATCTGCTAAAGCTTTAGTGGCTTCGGCTAGAAGCTTATTTTGTTCTTCTATTGTATCAGCCATGTCTTATTACCCTTTTACTTTCATCTTAGCGTTTTCTCTACGGATTCTCTCATTTTCTTTTTCTACATGATCCTTTAATAGACCAATGTATATTTCCCTTTCAAATGGTATCATTTCTTCTATTTCCGCGAGACTGTATTTATGGTGTTGAATCATGGAGAAATTAGTGACGTACATATTATAAAGATTGTCATGACTCAACGCTATCCGAAAAAATTTTGGAGGCCCTCCAATGTCATAGTATCATCATAATCACAACTACTACAAGAGTATTGTATGTCATGTGATAATTTTGGCATTGTTTCAAAAAAGCTTTGTATTTCTGCAAATTGAGATTGAGTTAGGTTATCAAAAAATTCCTGTCTTTCTTCTTTGGTATAGTCACCCATGTCATATGTTGCATCACCTTCCCATAATGTTTCAACGCATGATTCTACCATTAGCATAGTATTTTCGACATCGACAGTTTCTTCTGAAATATTTACACCTTTTAAGACATCCACTGTCGGGTATTTCATTACTAGTCCAACGGAATCAGTCAACAGAATTTCTTTGGTATGTTCTTCTGTTTTTGAAATTTCTATTTCATCGAGATTGATCTCAAATTGATTTGTTGTATTACAGTTTGGACATGATATTCCTACTGTACTTTCGGCACCTACGGATTTGGATCTTAGGTTTAGGAAAATATATTCTAGGTCAAACAGGGGCAGTACATCTACATTAATTTCTTCTACGATACAATTGCCTATTATCTGTTTCATTGCATTGACCATTTCATTTTGTTCTTCGCCTTCCATCGCCATTAGTAGAATCTTTTCTTCTTTTACTAAAAATGGTCTAAATGTTATTTGTCTATTTGATGAAGGTAGTGTCAAGTCATAAATTGGTACATCAAGCTTCGGTAAAGGCATATTATAATACTCCTATTCTGGTGCGTCATTATAAACCCATCTGCTATAATTAAAAGTGATGGATAATTTTAATGCATCATTTGAATCATAACCCATTTCTTGGTCGGACATTGTTATAGGATATGCTTCTATTAATTTCAAACTATATACTCTTTCGTCGCGATGATTCAGTTTGTCCATTGTGATTGTAGTTACATAATCATCTCTGAAAGAGAATTTTGGAAAGTTGGTTTCTGTTATTGGAGAAATACTTTCAAACCATGCATCGAAAAATATTCGTTCTTGCATACTCTCACTGCAAAAGAATGATAGTTCTAGGTCTTCAAATGATGCTGTATATGGATAGAGATACTCTGGCCCGATGTCCTGTATAGTACCTGTTGAATAAGATATGCCAGGCAGAGGTGCACTATCGCAAACTACACTAAGACCACGCCCAGAAATATTTCTGGAATCTCCTATTAACAATGGCGGCGTGGCGATCATAACTTGGTATCTATTACTGTTAGCTACTCCACCCTGTTCATTCATGTATTGACGAATGTGATCTATGTTACCTTTAGTTATAGCCATTTATTATTCCCCGTGATTCTTTCCAAACATCTTTTTTGTTACTTTTTTTAAATCTTTCAGTTGGTAACATCAATGCAGTTTCCCAATCTTCACTGTTTATTTTTAAAAAGAGTGACTTGCAATTGTTATAGAGATAATTTTTAATGCATGGTTTATAATATTTATATCGACTGCTTCTCTGTAATATGCGATAAGTAAGTTTTAAGCGCTGACGTTCCGAGACATTTTCATTTAATATCATTGGTTTGAGATTTTCCATTAGGATTAATCTATATTTTGGTTCTATGTAGTGTAGGTTCAAACCATTAAATCCGTTTCGCTCGAGTAGCATAGGGATTACAAGAGGATATTTGTCAAAGTATTCTAATTTATTTCTGGTTTTTGGTTCATAGAAGAACATATAAAGAAAGCCCATTTTAACTCTGTTTGTTAGATTCTCTCTTTCTTCTGCCATTATATTTCTAGGTCTAATATTTAATCTCTGTGCTTGTTCGGAAAACCATTTTCTTGCATTCTGATCGGACATAGAGCCAGGTCGTTGCAAATCAGTCAATAGTGATTTATATTCTGCTAGTTTCATAGGATGTGATCTTCTGTTAGTATGTTGAAAGTCCAGTTACGTTTTTTGCAATATATATTTGCAGCTTTCCATTTTGCTTCATTGACGCTATATGTTTTTACTTCTGTGAGGAATCTTTTTCCACCTTTATTTATTGGACGTTTGGTTTGTTTCTTGGGTTTTATTTCAACTAGGTGTTCTGTTATATTATTTTCTTTGTTTTTTACTTTTATGTAAAAGTCTGGATAGTATCGGTGCCATCTACGGTCTACAGGTGAAATATAAGGTATGGTTAATTCTTCACTGCTCCATTTTAATACGGAGGTTTCATCATCGCACCACTTCATGAATCTTCTTTCCCACAGCGAACGATAAATAATGTTGCTAACAGTACCTCTATATTTATTTATATTTTTGGGAATGAATTTTCCTTTATATGCCATGGAATTATTTATAAATATAAATAGATAGATAGGAGAGATATATGGCACAGATGAATAGAGAAGGAACTAATTTTAAGTCAGGCAGTCTTTTTTTTCCAGATGCATTGGATAATGTTGGCCACTGCATAAAGTATACTGCATTTAAACATAATGGACAAAAATTGGATGAAGGTATTGTTGATACCTTTTTACAAATGCCGATGGAATTTCCAGCTGATGGTCTTTCATTAAATTGGAATACGGAAGCCGATGTTTTGTCTCAAATCGGTGTTGGTAGTAATACTTCAATTAGTGATATGAAATCAGCTGGTGCTGCAATTAAATCTGCAAGGGCCCTAGGGAAGCGTAAAGCTATGGGGGGTGTAGATAAAGCAGCTGGTATAGCTGGGGCACTTATAGGTTCAGAGGGTGAAGATATAAAAAAATCTGTTCAGAAAAGAATGGGCCAATCAATAAACACTTTTCAAGAACAATTTTTCGAGGGCCCAAGCTTCAGATCGTTTGAGTTCAGTCATGAGTTGATCGCACATAATCAGAGTGAGACAGTAACTATTAGCGATATAGTAAAAAGGTTTAGGTATTATGCATCGCCGGGCATGGGTAGTAGTGCTGTGACTCATATGCATTGGACTTATCCATCGTATTGGGCAATTTGGTTTTTAACCAGAGAAGAAAATTCATATGTAGATAATGATTTCATGCCGAAGTTGGGTAAGTGTGTTCTGAAAGAAGTTACAGCAGATTATAGTGGCGAGACATATGGTACTTTTTCTAATAATGCACCGCTTAGTGTTAAGTTATCTCTTTCTTTTGAAGAAACTACTTTGGTTGATAAAAAAGCTATTGAGGATCGCGAGGGGGTTAGAAGATAATGGCTATTTCTAAATATTTTGATGAATTTCCATTTAGAAGGGTTACAGTTGGTGGTAATACAACGAAAGTCGTTACTGATATTTTTCGTAGGGTTAGGATCAGGGAAGATTATAAGGAATTGGTGCATTCATATTATACAGAAGATTTGAATGATGCAGAGCGTCCTGATCAACTAGCGGCAAGAGAATATAATCAGCCAACATTACATTGGATGACTATGCTCGTGAATGATGTAGTTAATCCTTATCATGATTGGGTGATGACAGATAAAACTTTAGAGAATTTTGTTACTACAAAATATCCGAATAGATATTTAAGGTTGCTTGATACGCATTTTGATAGTACTGATAAGTTGTTTTTACCAAATGAAACAATAACATCTGGTTCTTCTGTTGGTACGGTAGTTAATTTTGATACAACTAACTTGCAAGTGATTTATACATTAACATCATCTGGCAATTTTGCAAATACTAATACTATTACAGGTGGTACTTCTGGTGTTACTGGTACAGTAAATGGAGCTCCAGGCTTTGAGATTGATGCTATAAGACATTATGAAATACAAAGAGAATTGAATGACGGTTCAACCGAAAGGATTGTAGTGGATAAAGGTATTACCAGAGATTTACCGAATCCTATTAATAATAATGTTGTGGAGACATATATTGCAACAGCTGTGAGTTATTTTCAACATGAATCTAATAAAAATGACGATAATAGAATTGTTAAGTTACTCGATCCTGATAGAATACAAGAATTTACAAAAGATTTCAAGAACAAGATTAGGATATGAAATTAGAAAGAACGCCGGGTTATTATGAATTAAACAGTGTTGAGTTGTATTCTTATGTTACCAAAGAAAATATGGAAATAATGGATTTGGTAGCTGAATTAAATATTCATGAGGATATGTTTAATAATACTTTGTCTGCTAATATCATACTTGAAGATACTTGGAATATCATTGGTAAATTTCCAGTTGTCGGCCATGAGTTAATTACTATATCACTAGATACTCCAGAAGCTGAAAATGAGTTCATTTTGGAATTTAGAGTGTATAAGATAGATAATTATGAAAAATCCAGTGATAGAGCTTCAGTATATACCATACAATTAATATCTGCAGAATATTTATTGAATCTTGGTACGACAATTAGTAAATCTTATCCCGACAGTTTAACTTCAGAAGTAGTCCGAAATATATTTGATGAGATGTATCTTATGGAATTTGATATGTCTGGTAAAATTGTTGATATAGAACCTACGCAGAATGTTCATGATATTTGGATACCCAATTGGAAACCCTTTGATGCAATTAATTGGCTAGCATCTAAAAGTGTACCAGAATCTAAAATGGGTTCTAATTATGTGTTTTATGAGAATCGTGATGGATTTAATTTTAAATCAATTGAAACTCTCGCAGATGTTGATGAGCCCGTTGCAACTTACTATCATGGTAGTAAAAATACTACGCAGGAAAGGAATTCTGCAGTAAATGTTAAAGACCAACATTTACTTCTTAATAGTTATAGCGTAGAGCATACTTTTGATATTATTTCTAATATTTCAATGGGGATGTATGCCAGTAGAGTAATTTATCATGATATGTTAAAGAGAAGTTATAAAGTAAATGATTATAATTATGTGAATAACTGGTCGGAACATAAGCACATTGGTGAGAGTATGTTAGTTAGTGGTACAGAAAATCATGATGTATTTCAGAACAATAGTCTAAGTTTCCAAAAAGTAATACCTATTTCAACCGACGCAAGTTCTCTTGATGATGAAGCACAAGCGAGACTTTCACAGTTGCAACAATTAAATTCGTTCAAATTGAATGTTACCTTGCAAGGTGATGTCAATAGGAAAATAGGAGATATTATAGCTGTGGAAATACCTTCTGCAGAGCATGTGGATACTGAATTAGTTTTAGATCCGTTTTATTCTGGTAGATATTTAGTCACTGCCTTAAGACATATAATTAATTCTACTGGTCATAATACTAGTATGGAATTAGTAAAGGATTCTTTTTTTAGTAAGGAAATCTTAGAGGGATAGTAGTGAATAATATAGAACAAAAATTTATATGGTGGATGGGCGTGGTCGAGGATAGACAAGATCCATTGAAAATTGGTCGTTGTCGAGTTCGGATACTTGGATATCATACAGAAGACAAAACCGAAATTCCAACTGATGAATTACCATGGGCATATCCTGCAATGCCTATCAATAGTGCATCAAGAGAGACTCCTGTTGGCCCAGTTGAAGGTTCATGGGTAATGGGATTTTTCAGAGATGGTGAGAATGCACAGCAGCCAGTAATGACTCATAATATAGATTATGGTTATAGTTCTCTAAATGAAAGTGAAAAGGGATTTAATGATCCAAATCCTTTAGAGAGGGGTCGGCCAAGGCGACCAGTTGATGAAGATTGGCCTACCATAGAAGAAGTCAATACGCATAGGTTATCTAGGGGTGAGAAAGCTAAAACTTGGATTAGTAATAATAAATTAGTAAAGGGAATTGTAACCGCTCTTAGGGGTAGGAATTGGGATGAGCCAGAATCTTCTTATGCTTCTAAATATCCTTATAATACTGCAAGTGAAAGTGAATCAGGTCATGTCGTTGAAGTTGATGATACGCCTGGAGCTGAAAGGTTGGTTAGAAGGCATAGGAAAGGAACGTTTGAGGAAATAGATCCAGAAGGAAGTCGAGTTACGAAAGTTGTTAAGGATGATTATGAAATAGTTTATGGTGAGAAAAGGATTTTTAATCAACAAGGTTTGGATATAACTACTAAAGGTGATTTAAATATAAAGGTTGGTGGTACTTTAAGATTTGATGTTGATGGTCAGATAAGGATCAAAACAGCTAAAGGGGGGCCAGCTGGTGCGATTGTAATGCAGGCTGGTGTTGAACAGGAAAATGTACTTGGAACTGCTCCAGTACTTGTAAATGCTCAACATTTGGGTACTAATGCTGGAACACCTATATTTCATGGTGCAGGAAGTCCATTCGTAGTACCTGCACCAATGCCTACTCTTACTGCACCAGATTTTGCACAATTACCTATGGGTGGCGGGGATGTAGAAAATCCATTAGATCATGCGGAGAATGAACTCCGTGCAGCTAAAAAACCAGATGTTAAAAATATAATTTTAGATCCAGACGATTTAAATACTATTGCAGCTACAGGTGAATCTGCTGTATCTCCACCTAAAAAACCAAATGAAAAGCCTATAGATCCGAAGCAATTGGATGGGGATGTTGTAGTTGATGTAGAAACTAGAATTGTTTATGAGAATATTAGTATTAGGCATGTAAGAATTGGTAGGAAATATATCATACATCATAATGCTGGATTGCCATCTTCTTATTGGCGCAGGTTAGGTGCAGCATCTGATGCAACTGGTACAACTTTCTATTGTAAAGAAATCCCTGATCTCAGTTATTTTTCTTATGGGGGTAGTCAACGAAATCCAATGGTCAGACAAGAAGTGCCTACAATTGTGGATACTGGAAGGGTGCATGCACCAGGCACTTCTATTGTCGATAGAATGGAGGCCAAAGAAGTTGGTTCTGATGGGAAGGTGAAATCTTATTACCTAAGTGTTAATAATATGGCACAAATAAAAACTATAGGTAATTTATTACAGGTTTTAGCTAGAATTTATACAGAAAGACCAATTGGAAGTATTGGAGTAGTTAAACTTACCTCTTACTTGGGAATGGAATCTCTCCAACAAATTTTGAATAATATTGCACTTTCTACTGCACCAAATGGGGTATCTAGTATAGCTCAGTTAACTGATTATGTAGATAAGTTGGTAATACAGAGAGAAAATGCTGAAATTGCGATAAATTAAACGAGAAGATCGGAAAGAAGGTGGTACTATAAAAATTGCTGGTGGTACTAATACAAAGGAAGAAATACAAAAGATGCAAGATTTAATAAAAGGTCTTTAATATTGGGGGATAGTAATGCAGAAACTTGGTAGACTTTTAAATAGATATGATATGCATCCAGAAGTGTCGGGTGCAGTTAATACATTGTTTGATCATAATATAATAGAATTCGATGTAGAGACAAATACCCTAACTGTGAATGTTGATATTAAATTAAAATTTAATGGTCGATTGGATATTGATTGTAATGAACATATTTTGATGAATTCTGGTCGTGGTTTAGATCCAAAAAGGGATGATAATGTACCATATTCTATATGGTTTAATTCTGATGTAGATGAAGATGGTAATCCTATTGTGGAGAAATAATGCCCAATTTAAATTTTTATGATCGCGATGGTACGCTTCGTAGTTTACCTCTTACAGCTATAGAGACAACAGCATATGCAGATTTTCATAAAAGAAGTGAAACTACATATCCAGATTTATCTATTACAGCATATGATTTACCAATAGCCACTTTAACCAAGCGAGATACAACTGTTGTTTATTGGTCGGTTTCATTACAAGGTTTTACTTCTGCAGCTGCACTACTTAATCAAAGTGCAACAAGAGTAATAGATATGGCAATTGTTACTCCAAGTGTTTCTGCAGACACTAGTAAATATGATTTTACTAATCAAATAACTTTTACGAATGATAATTCATCAACAACATTTGTGGTACTTTTATCTGGTGATATACCAGAAGGTCTTACTTTAGAAACTGGAACTGTAACAAATTCTTATATAACATTTAATGGGAATATTAGAGATGAATTGTTTGGATTTAGTTTAGATGAATATAAGAATTTAAGTAATCATTTTATCATAAATCAAAAAAGTGAAATTTTGGAATTAGAATATATAGACAATTTAACTGATAAAAATGTTTTAACGAGTCCACCAAAAACATATACAACGGATGATGTAATTATAAATATTGGTGATGGTGGTTCGCAAAGTAGAGCCATTGATTCTGTTATTAGATATATTGAGAGTTCACCTACGCAGACAACAGCTGGTAGTTTTGTGGTCGATACTGAGTATTATATTACTGTTAGTGGTAATACAGACTTTACAGCCATTGGGGCGTCGAGTAATGCTGCTGGTACTATATTTACTGCAACTGGGGTCGGGGTTGGTTCTGGGAAGGCGACTAGTGAGATTAAAAATAAAGTTGTTGTAAAAACATATTCTTTGGATCTTATAAATACATATGAAGTAGCGATAAATATAGATCCATTTCAGTTGAGTCAGAAGCAAAAGTTTGATAGTAATAATGAAGAACTGCCCCTTGATGATACTTGGCGTGGTTATGTTGTTGATAACACTGGGGCTTATGCACAATATAAAGATGTTAAATTTTCCAATAGTGAAAATGATAGAGTTATAAAAACATATACTTTTATATTGAGTTTGTATACAGATTCAACCCTAGCTACATTTATAGATCAGAAAACTTTTACATTACAGGTTAAAGCTAGCCCAGAAGCTCTAAGAAGTAATTATTTGGCAAGTCAGGGTATTTTACCGCAGAGATATTTGAATAATGTTAGGATACAATAAATGGGAAATTTACCAATTGCAATTATAGGTGATACTGTTGGAACGCATCATGCTGGTGGGAATGTTGCATACTTTGTTACTTCTTCTAAAATAGTTGGGCCTGAGGGCCCATCTGCAGAGGCTAATGCATTTGGCGGTTTGTTTTCTGGAAGTAATAATGTGTATGCAGACGGTCAAGGTGTTCATAGAAAATTTGATGTTACAGGAGATTCACATTATACAACTGCGATTAATCCCGTAGATGATCCTGTTGTTGGTTTTGTTCCTTGTGAAATTATAAAATCTTTACAATATAAAGGTGTTTATAATATGCACCATCAGCCTTATTTGGCGGAAGGTTCTCCAACAGTGTTTGCAAATGGTAAACAAGTTGGTTATCTTGGTGCGACATATGTTTGTACAGCCACTGTTGAAGGGCGTGCATTGGGTATGCCAGAAGCTTCTGTTTTTGTACCAAATAATTTATAAGGATTGAAATATGGCATTATTTCAAGAATCAAAAGATATTACTAAATATCAAGGTAGAAATTGGTCAGATTTAGATTTGAATTTTGGTATAAATCCTACAACGAAAGATATAAGAAAGAAAAATGGTGAGAATGCTATTAAGCAAAGTATTAAAAATTTGTTAATGACTAATAGGGGCGAGCGTCCTTTCCATCCAGAGATGTATGGTGGGCTATATGAATATCTTTTTGAACCATTACATCCATTCACTGCCACAAGTATGCAGCATAGTATAGAGCATGTTATAAATACATTTGAACCTAGAGTTAGAGTAGAAGAAGTGACCGTGACAGAAAACAGCACCGAAGATGGCTATGATATATTAATAATTTTTACTTTAATAAATACTGAACAACTAATAGAGGTAGAATTCTTCCTAGAACGGTTAAGATAAAATGGCTATAGTAAATACGAATAAGTTAGAAGTTACCAAATTAGATTTTCATGGAATTAGGGATAGTCTAAAAACATTTTTACAAGGTCAGACAGAATTTAATGATTACGACTTTGATGGTTCTGGTTTGGGTGCAATATTAGATTTATTATCATATAATACTCACTATCTTGCGTTTTATCTTAATATGGTAGCTAATGAGATGTATTTGGATACTGCTTCACAAAGAAGTTCTGTTGTGGGCATTGCACGAAGTTTGGGGTATACTCCAAAGTCAGCTCGCGGTGCATTAGCTTCTGTTAATTTTACACTAACGACAAGTAGTGGGGCTGCTACTATAACACTTCCGAAATGGACTCCATTTAGTGTTGTTGTTGATAAGGATAAATTTCTTTTTTATACATTGTCAGATAAGGTAGTAGTTACTACAGCAAGTACTTCCTCTTTTAGTAATATTCCTATCAAGGAAGGTGTACTTGTAAGTCAATCTTGGACATATAACACAGAAGGTAAGAACCAAAGATTTATTTTAGATAATCCTTATATAGATGTAACTACACTTAGTGTTACTGTTAAGGCTAGTAAGGCAACTGGTACTACAAATACATATATTCTTTATAAAAATTTGGAAGGGTTAGATAGTACATCAGAAGTATATTTCTTACAGGAAGTTGAAGATGGTAGATATGAAATTTATTTTGGTGATGGAATTTATGGTAAGCAACTTTCCGCGGAGAATGTTATAAGTGTAGAATATTTAACGACTAATGGCTCTAGAGCAAATTATGCAGGTAGGAATCAAAATGAAAGTTTTAGTTTATTAACGTCTATAAACGATTCTAATGGACAGTCTACTACAGCATCTTCTGTAACAATTTCATTGAATGGTTATGCTACTAGTGGAACTTTGCCAGAATCGGTTTCTTCTATTAAATTTAATGCACCGTTATCATTTGCAGCACAAGATAGAGCTGTTACGGCAAATGATTATAAGAATCTTCTTTTGAGTAATTATGGAAATATAAGAGGTATAAAGGTTTGGGGCGGTAAGCCAAAGCTTGGTATAAAGTATAGTGGATTGCAAGAAAGAAGTGGAACTATATATATCTGTATCTTACCTAAACATGGGAATTTTTTACCAGCAGTTACTAAGAATTATATTCTTCAGAGTATTTTAGAACCTTATAAAATTATAGGGATGAGAAATGAAATAATAGATCCTGAGTTTGTAAAGTTACTTACATCTGTAGAAGTTATTTTTAATCCTACGGTATCAGATATACCAGTTGCAGGTTTGGAAAAGAAAATACTCAAGAGTGTAAGAAAATATGCAATGACAGATTTGGAAGTGTTTGATGGGAAATATAGACATTCTGTTTTGCAATCCGTTATTAATGATGCAGATCCTTCAATAGTTTCTGTTAATAATTTGGTCACTAGGTTTAGAGTTGAATCTCGTTTTGATTTTTCAAATGTTCAAATTACAGAACCTGCTTATACTGGAGCGTTTATATTTAAAGGATTTAAAAAGGTAGTATTTAATCCTATTAATTTTGGGATGTCTGTTCAGCCATCATCTGTTGGAAATGGAATTAGGACAAATAATTTTTATGTTTGGGTAGAATCGTTGCCTAATTATAATAGTCAACCACCTACAGGTGGGGCAGAATATATTAAACAAAATTTGTGGATGAAGGGAACTGAACTGTTTGCTTGGTCTGTGAAAAAAGTTGATGCAGTTGGTGATTCTACGTCCAATACTGATATTACAAATGAAGTCCATGCTGGTAAATTTATTGAATGTTATTTCAAAGATGATGGTGAAGGTAGGCTGAATTTATATGCAGTTGGGGATAATGGAGATATAAGAGTACCATTTTCATCAAAAGAAGGGGAATATAAAGATTCTCCCGATTTAAGTTGGATAGAAGCGCATGGTAATAAATTAGGATGGCAATTTATACATGATAAAACGGCAGACCCAACGATGCGTTTAATATATTTAACAGATCCAAACGTCAATGGTTTTAATGCGACTTCTGATCCAGGCCTACTTGATTATGAATCTTGGGGTTCTGTGAATTATCATCTTGGGAAAATTGGTAAGATGAAACCGATTGCAATATTGGGAATGTCTTCTGATATTACAAAATTTGCAGATGGGGTTACTCCATTGTCTATTGCACAATCACCAATGTACAGTGGTCAAACTACTTATACGTCAATAAAGTTGACGCAGTCTAAACAATCACTTAATTGGGATGCTTTTCAATATATGGATGAAGACGGTAGAAATTTGGGAGGCTTTAGTGCTTCTGGTAATCTTGTAATGGTTTTTGATTCGAATTATTTGACTACCAATATTAAATTGAGAACAACATCTGATAGACCATCGTTACAGATTGGTACTCGAAGTGCTACTGAAGAAGTTCAAAAAGCTTTACCGCCTACTACAAAAGGGAAGGAAACTACGTCTAAGAAGGTAGTAGAGTCTCTAACCCAAGCAATTGTTGAAGCTGCAAAGCCTACTCTGGGGATAGATGTAACAGCAACAAGTAGTACTTGTACTACAACTAGCGGTGATGCAATTATTACAGATGATAATGAAGTAGACGAATATATTACATCATCAGTTGGGGCAGTAATTGAAATTGATGAAACAATTGATCTAATAAAGACTTCATCATCTTGTACTCCATCGAACTATGGAGCTCCTGCAACAGATCCACTTGGTTCATTGTATCAAATTAATAGTCAGTCCAGAGATTTAACGAATTATTTGGTGCAATTAGTTACACTAGAAGGTGCAGAAGGTGCAAAGAGACATGCAACTAATAATGCTAGTACTGGTACATGGGAAGTTCGATTAGTAAAATTAGCAGAGGTAGTTTATCCTCCGATAATAGCTTCTAGTACTTCTACTACTACAATTAAGACTAAACCTAAAGCAGATTTAACTACAATTGTTACTCTTAATACAGATCCTGTTGTTGGCCCATCTTCTGGTACTTGTGGAAGTGATAGTAGTGGTAGTGGGAATACATCCTCTGTTATAGCAGAAGTAATTCTACCTGTTGTAGCAGAAGTAATTCTACCTGTTGTTCCTGATGATCATAATACCTCTCCTATAACAGAATTCTCTCCATTACCAACTGAAGTGGTTACAAAGATCCAAATAATTGAGCCAACAGATTCAGAAAAGGCAGATTATTATCTCAATGGAAATCTCTGGAATCCTAAAACTAATCAATATGAATCACCTGAGACAGTGCAATTGTCTAATGGTGCGGTTTTAGATACTACCTTATCAATATCAACCACTACTAGTCAGTGTGAGAGTGACTATGCAACTGCTTCTTGTGCTAATGACTTGGGTTGGAGTGATCTTTCTAGTTCATGTGAGGCATATTCTGCAGCTCCAGCATCAACTTTTGATAATCTGGATGTTGATATTTATACAAATAGTGCCGGCGTTACTATAACATGCGAAGCTTTTGGTGCAGCATTCGCGAGTCAGGATTTAAATTTTGATTGGACAGGGGATGGGGTAGTTGATACGTTTGATTTGGTGTCTTGGGCCATTGGGAAAGAAAAAGTTATGAATAGTAGTTCTTGCGATTCGCAAGAAAGTTATACTTGTTCGGTTTGCTAGGGAAAGGAATAAATGAGTTATTTAGATAATAATAAAAATAATATATCTTCTTTTATTGAAAGTCAAATGCCATGGTTCATGCGTACGCAATTCGATTTTACGGACGATGGTACTAAGACCAAAATTCTAAAATTTATGGAATATTATTATCAGTGGTTAGAGAAAGAATATGATCTTACTATTGACGAATATGGTGAATATGGAATTGATTCCTTTAAAAATATTAAAATAAATCAGGTAGAAAATGAGAAGTTTAATCTATTCAATGCATTGAATAGATTGCAAGATTATACTGATATAGATGCAGTTCCTTTTAAATATTTGAGAAATTTACGTCAGCAAATAATGCCAGATGTTCCCGAAGAAATTGAAGGGGATGTTAGGCGAACTATGAAGTTAATTCGTGATTTCAATACTAGAAAAGGCACTGTAAAAGCTTTTGAATTTATGTTCCGAGCTCTTTTTAATAAAAAAGTAGATGTTATACATAATGAAGATAAAATTCTTACACTCTCTGGTGCTAATTGGGAAAAACCAATTAAGTTAAGGGCTAAATTAATTTCTACTACTAATGTTGTGGAAACTGATTTGAGCTCAATATTAGGTTATCATCTTAGGGGTGAATCTTCTGGTGCTTATGCCAGAATTGCTTCTATTGATAGTTATTATTTAAAAGGTATAAGAGTTCATGAATTTGTTTTAGATAAGAATGATATAAGTGGAAGATTTGTAGATGATGAGTATTTAGAAGCAATTTACATTCAACCTCAAGAAGAAATATCAGTTCAAAATATTAAGGTCGGTGAAATTTATAGAATTCATACAGTTGGCGATAGTGATTTTACAAAGATTGGTGCGACAGAGAATACAGTTGGTTATGCATTTAGAGCAATAAAAATTCCTACATCAGGAACTGGAATAGTTATTTCTGAAGAAGATGTTGATTATAGCGGAGAGGTAACAGCACCAATTTATAGAACAGATACTACAGAACAAATAAGATTACAATGCGTGACAGGTGTTAAGGAAGTATTTTTTAGAGTGCCTGGAAGTGGTCATACTTATGATGATCTTTTAGTGATTAGTAATAATGGAAGTCCAACTAATGTTAGCGTTATGGAAACTGGAACTGGTTATAGTGCTGGTACTTTTGGTACGGTAAATACTGCAGGCGGTACTGGAACTGGTTTGACAATTACTGTTACTGTTAGTGCTGGGGCTATTGTAACTGGAACTGTAGCAACTTCTGGCACTGGGTATGCTGATAATGAAATTGTTATTTTGAATGATAACATTAAACTTTTCAATGCACAAACTGGAGTTAATCTAACAACAAATGTAATTACCTTAACTTCACATGGGTTTTCTGATAATGACGTTGTTAGATATCTTATTGGTACTGGTTCTAATTCTATTAGTAAAACTTTTAATGCGAACAGTGGTGTGAATATAGAAACGGATAGAATAAGTTTGTTAGATCATGGGTTTTATACAACTGAAAAAGTTGTATATACAAAGGGTGCTGGGGCTGCACCAGCTGGATTGACTACTACTGAGACTTATTATATAATAAGAGTTGATAAAGATACATTACAGTTAGCTACAACTTATAGTACTGCAGCTGCAGGAACTAATATAGATATAACTGCAGTCGGTGCTAATGAAAATAATACATTGGTAAGGAGTGATTCTTTTACTAATGGTGATATTGCCATTGGGGGTTTGACTAGCGGTAATGATTATTATATTGATTTAATAGATACTAATACATTTAGACTAGCAGCGTCCTCGGGCGGTAGTGCAATAGATTTGACCAGTTATGGTGCTGATGTCAATCATAGTCTTACTGGTACTAGTGGTGGATCTGGTGCAACTTTAAAAATTACTGGCGTTGATAATACTGGTGGGGCGTCGGCTAGGATTACTGAATTGACTAAAGGCAAGGTTGATGATGTATTGGTTGCAGATGGTGGAACTGGTTATAAGATTAATGAAAAATTTGTTTTTATGGGTTCGTATTTGGAAGTAACAGATAGATCTGATACTAATTTTTCTGAAGGTGAATATATTGTTGGAGAGGAATCTAATACAATCGCTCGTATTAGAGCGATTGTTGGTAATAAATTCTATATAGATGATATTAGAGGAAATTTTTATTCTGATAGGAATAGAAGTGATAAATTTGACGGTGAAACTATAATTCGTTATAAGACATCTGCAGGAGTTACTACAGAGGTTGCAACGGGTAGTTTTGTAGTAGGTACTTCATATAGGATTAGTAAAGGTGGGGCTCATCAAAGTCAAAGTTATAGTACAGATTTTACCGCGGTTGGTGCCGAAGATAGTAATGCTGGTACTATATTTACTG